TAGCAAAAGAAGCGCTGAGCGTGATGATGGCTTCGGACGAAGTGGCTGGACGCTTCTTCGCCAACGGACTCTCAGCTGCTGGCTTCTTGACTGCGCCGTTGGAAGCGGAAATTGAACCTGAGCAGGCACAGAAGGTCGTGGACGAAGTGAACAAAGACCTGTCTGGTTCTCGCAACGGCGGCAAACTCGGCTTCCTGCCGATGGGCATGAAGTTCGAAAAGATCAACTTCACCGCAGTCGAAGCCCAACTGCTGGAGTCACGCAAGTGGAACGCTGAGGAAGTCGTACGACTCCTAGGTGGTGCGCCACTGCTCACTCGGCTCGGCTATGGCCCGACGAATGCCACCTACGGCGCTAGCCAGTCACAGATGGAGGCGTACTTCAACACAGTCCTGCTTCCATTCACTGTGAACTACGAGCAGTCGATCCAACGTGATGTCATCGCGAAGGACGACCGTTCCAAGCTGTTTGTGAAGCTGAACGCCGACGTCATCCTGCGCGGCTCGCCAAAAGAACGCGCTGAAACTAACGAAATTAAGATTCGCTCGGGACAAATTTCACCGAACGAGGCGCGTATCGACGAGGATCGCGACCCCATCGACGGCTGGGATGTCATGGGATTCCCAGCTAATACAGCCGTCTACGACCCTGAGAAGGGTGAACTCTTCATTCCGAAACGGCAACAGCCACCTGCCCCAGCTGAGCCAGCTCCGGCATCAGTGGACTCGAAGCCAATCCTTCCGGCTCCGAACAAGGCAAAGGCACGACTTAATGGCATCGCAAACTCGCTAGCACAGCGAGTACAGCGCAAGGAAGAAAAAGCTGGCAAGGTCGAGGCGAAGTTTGTGGCAGAAGTGCTCAACATCAGCCTGGAGCAAGCCGAAACATACTGCAAGCAACGCGAGAGCAACGAGATCACAGCCGAGAACGCAGAGGCTGCGCTCGTCGCCCTGGTAATAGGAGAGTAAGCATGAAACCACTGGCACTACGCAAAGGCGTGACTGGCCTTACGTTCAAGGCGTCCACCAACTCCGGTGAACTCGTTCTTGAAATCTACGATGTCATCGGCGCTGATTTCTTCGGCGAAGGCATTACTGGCAAAAGCATATCGGACGCACTGACCGCCAACAGTGGCTTCCAGAGCATCACCCTGCGCATCAACTCGCCAGGTGGTGACCTGTTCGAAGGCGTAACCATCTACAACCTCCTACGCTCCCAGGAAAAACCAGTGAACGTCTTGGTGGACGGTTTAGCTGCGTCTGCAGCTTCCATCATTGCGATGGCTGGCGACTCTATCACCATGGGCGATGGTGCCATGATCATGATTCACAACGCGATGGCCCTAGCGTTTGGCAACGGCAATGATCTTCGCAAAATGGCGGAAGTGCTCGACACTGTTTCAGCCAGCGCAGCAGATGTCTATGTGAAGCGTACTGGCATGGACAAAGCCGATGTGCAGGCCATGATGGACGCGGAAACGTGGCTCGGTGCCCAGGACGCTGTAGAGAAAGGCTTCGCCACGGCTCTCGCTGATACCAAGAGTGCTCCGAAAGCCAAAGCACTCGCTGCTGCGTTCGATCTGTCCGTGTTCAACAACACTCCGGAAGCACTGAAGACGACTACAGAACGTGAACCCGTTCCTGTTGCTGAACCGGAGCACGTTGAAGACTCACAGATCACAGCCATTCGCGAGCGTATCGCGGTGCTGCGCAAACTACGGAGCTAACAAATGTTCGAGCGTTTAATCACTGGGCCCAGCGTTGAGCCAGTCACTGTCACCGAGCAGGCTACTTATAGCCGCATCGCCGTACCGACGAACCCATCGGCGGAGTACGACGAACTGCTGGGCTACATCACGGCTGCTCGTGAGCAAGTGGAGCAGTTGACCAAGTACGTGTGCATGACGCAACGCTGGCTGCTGGCCTTCGACAATTTCCCGGATGTAGAGACCAATCAGCTGTACAACTACGATCCCATTTACCAACTGCCTCCGTTCTGGTATCTGCATCCAGCCAAGCATTCGCTGGAGATGCTGCGTCGTCCGGTAGCCGAGGACGGTGCTGGCTCGCCTCCCGACTCGCCTGTCGTGACGTACATCGACCCGAACGGAGCCACGCAGACGCTGGACCCGAGCACGTACATAGTGTTCGCAGACAAGATCACGCTGAAGCCAGGTAACTGTTGGCCTAATGCTGCACGTATTCAAGATGCGGTGCGTATCGAGTACACGGCTGGCGTGAGCGATGCAACGAACGTGTCGGCTCGCCTCAAACAAGCCATCAAGTTCCTAGCGAACCATTTCTACGAGACACGCTCAATCGTGAGCATCGAGCCAACCAGCGAAGTGTTCATGACCCTGACCAGCCTGTTGAATGGCTTTCGGCTCTATCGAGTGGCGAGGTAACGATGCTACCTAAGAACACAAACGGAGTTGCATTCACTTCCACGACGGAGTTCAACCGGAAAGTAACGATCATGAAGCCGTCATTAGTTGCCGACGACAACGGAACCCCTGTTGCGCCTGAAGTGTTCGCAACAGGGGTTCCTGCAAAAATCCGATCTGTCCCCAACAAAGGAAGACCCGATACACAGGAGCAGATCACGCAGGCGGTCGCATATTTCATCGTCACGATCAGATACCGGACTGGGATCACTGACGACATGACACTGTTTGGCCCCAGCGGGCAAACATGGGTCATCAGCAGCATCGACAACCCCGATTTTGCAAACAGGGAGCTGCGTCTCACCGTACGCGAAATTAACGGGGGCCAGGGATGATCGCGGGTGTGAACTGCCAAATAATCGGCATGGAAGAACTGCAAGAAGCTTTAGACCAAGGGATCAAAGCAGCGACGCGGGCGGCCCTGCGCAGGGCGGCCAAAGAAGCGGTTAAACCTTGGCTAGATTTAATCATGGAAAAAGCCCCACGCGACACGGGGTTTCTTGCGGAACATCTCGCTGTGGTTGCTCGATTCAAAGACCAAGGCGCAAGACTGGAAATGGAAATTGGCCCGGTCAAGCGGGCTTTCTACGCCCTGTTCGACGAATTTGGTACTCATTTGCAGGAAGCAAAACCGTTTCTGCGACCCGCATTTGAAGAAGGCAAGGATGCTGTACTCGAAGGTTTTGCAGAAGCATTTGGAATTGAGTTGAAGGAACTGGAAAAATAATGTTTGAAGCTGGGCTGTACCAATTGATGAAGAACGATAGCGGAGTCTCCGCTCTTGTGAGCGGAAGGATATTCGGTGGGCGTGCGCCTAAAACCGTCACCGACTCCTCTTATCCTCTCATTGTTTGGTCGGTGGTATCCACAGTTGACCTTTACTCGATCCAAGGGGCTTCAGGTTACCGCACAAAGCGGGTGCAAATTGATTCCTATGCCCGCACCTACATAGACAGCGTCAAAGTGTCAGATGCCGTGCGGGCACTGTTGCAAAATTTCAGAGGCACACTGCCTGATGGCACTTTCGTCGAAAGCAGTGTGCTCATCACAGACCAAGATTTTATTTTCGAGCCGGGTGCTTCTGGACAATTGTTCCGGCACATGATCGAAGTCGAAATTTCGTACCTGTCCACGGTTATTCCATTGATTGGCCCCACGGTTCCGCCGCTCGTCACCCTGCCATACGACATTGCAGTTTATGTGCCAGGCACTTTCACAAGCGGAATGGTCTGCTCGGAAATCAACTCCGTGCGCTCGTTCACATTGCCGACTGGGCTGGCGGGCAGCATCGCCAAACTGGATGTGGCAGCCACGGATGAAACTGTATTTTCACTCACGAAAAATACCGTGGAAATAGGAACTATCTCTTTCGCGGCAAGTAGTTCCACTGGCGTTTTTGCTTCCACATCGGCCACGTCATTCAATAGCGGCGATGCTTTCAAAGTCCTTGCGCCTGTGTCCCCAGATGGCACGGCTGCCGGGCTTTCACTGAGCTTGCTCGGCTCCAGGGGCTAAAAAATGGCGTTCACTTTCGTACAGAAAGCCTGGAACTCATCGGCTGGAACTACTCCATCACCTGCAACGACAACCTTGTCCTTGCCCAGTGTGGTTGCAGGGCATCTCGTCGTTGTCGCTGTCTGCTACCTGGGCTCATCAACCGGATTTACCCTAACGATAACAGACGGGAACGGCCACACATTCACACAGCCAACTGGTTCCCCATTTGCATACAGTGGCGGAGCACGGTACATCTGGCTTGGGTACATCCTGTCCGCTGCCAGCGGGTCGATGACCATAACGGCCACTCCCTCAGTAGCTCATGGATTGTCCATACACGCTATTGAGTTCAGTTACACCGGCACGTGCAGCTTGGATAAGACAGCCAACTCTGGCCCGTCAACTGGCACAACGCCGATCAACACGCCTTCGCTAACCCCGACTAACGCGGCAGAATTGATTTATGCGGCTGGGATCTCTGACCCGGCATCGGCTGGCACAATCAGCGCGGTTGGCGGGTCTTGGGTGGAAGGCACTCGTGGCACGATCAATAGCGATGCGAACAACTCGGCTGATGCTTACCAGCTATCCGTATCCGCTGCTACTGCGGTCAACTGGACTGTCTCTAGCTCCGCGAATACAGGATGGAATGCGGCTTCAATGGCATTTTCGATCAGCGGAAACTCCAATGTATCCCCGGCTGGCGTATCATCCACGGCGTCACTAGGCACAGCAGCAGCCAGCGGTACTGCAAATGTTTCACCAAATGGTGTTAGCTCCACCGCATCAATTGGCAGCCCCTTGACCACTGGCGGGGCAGTATTCGCAGCAACGGGGATTAGCTCAACAGCAGCCCTCGGCACTCTTACGCTTACAGGCACTGCCGTTGTTTCCGTCACGGGTGTTGTTTCAAGCTCTGCCCTTGGCACAACATCTGTTTCAGGCGCTGCTAACGTATCTGTCGTCGGAATTAGCGCAAGCACAATAGAAGGAGCAATTAACGCCTCGGGCACAGCTAATGTGTCTATAACTGGTTCGAGTGCAACTGCAAACTTAGGCACTGTTTTTGTAGCGGCTGATGGAAATATAAGTCCCGCAGGCGTGGCAGCAACCGCTTCTGTTGGTTCGGCAACTGTTTCAGGTAGCGCGTCCATCGCCATCCTTGGCATATCAGCCATGTTCGGACTTGGGGTGCCGGTATATTCTGCCTTCGCCTCAATCGCTGCTACAGGTTTCTCACCCATAGCTTCACTTGGATCAGTGTTTCCCAGCGGTAGTGCAGTTTTCACTGCAACGGGGCAGCAACTGATCCTTACGCTTGGCACCGTATCTCTTTCGACCATTAGCAATTTTCGACGCAAGCCCACCCTCTCCATCATTGGCGTCTAGCCCTTAAAAATCTGTCTTTCAAACTCCTTAGTAGCGGCACCGGAGCGGCCCTATTCCTCCGGCAAGCAATACAAGGAGCAACACAAATGGCATCAAATTCACCTACCACTTTCATCGGCGGCCACGTTTACATCCTCGACAGTCCCCCTGTCGATATCGGAGAAATCACCAAAGGCGGATTCTCTGGTATTAAGCGGAACTTCTCCGACACTACGACCATTCAGAGCGCAGACAATTATGAGACAGCCCTGCCCACGACCATGGCCAGCGGCGAGTTTTCCTTCGAAACGAATTTCATCCCCGGCGATTCTTCTCAGCAAGAGCTGGTCACCCTGCGTGATAGCGGCGACCTGACGAACTTCAAGGTGGAGCTGAGCGACGGGAGCACTTGGGTTTTCCCCGCTTATGTGGAATCTGCCGACGTGGTCAGTCTTGAAATCAAGAAGCAGGTTGGCCTCAACGTAAAGCTGAAGCTCAACGCCAAGGCTGTATACACCCCAGCTGCTTAATTGCAGGGTCGAACCCCTCGTGGTTGAGAAGCTCTAGGGCGGGAGTCCGTTCTCTATGGAAAATAAAAAAGCACTCAAGTTAACACAAGAGTACCCGATCATTGAATTCGCGGGAAAAGAATACCAATTGGCTTTTGATGCCATCGCTGCTGACAAAGCAAACACAGAACTGAACAGTGCCGACCCTGCTCCGTCGACTCCTGTTAATGTCGCGAACCCAACTCATTGGTTCAGCCTTAACTGCTCGCAGTTAGCCGTGGTGGTCTGGGCCTGTCTGGATTTGTTTCATCCTGACGTTGAGCTAAGCAATGTGAAACGTTGGGTTGGCCCTGGCAGCTATGACGCTGTGTTCAGCCTTTTATTCGGTCACACGTGGCCTGATGTATTCAACCGCCTAAACACTGCAATGAACAAGGGCAGTTCAGCGGGGGAAACGACGCCGAACACTTAAGTCCTGGGACACAGCTTGAAGAAATCCCAGTGGACTTGCCGGGAATGTACCGGCTGGCTCGTGCGGAAGGGTGGATCGCGAGTCGAAGAGAGTTCGGCAGAATGACCCTTCGAGAGTTTGATCGGTTCATTGTGCTGAGAAGCGAACGCCACAAGCGCGAATGTTTCTATGCGGGAATCCCAGCATCGGCAATTGCGAACTTCGCGGGCAAGATGCTGCGGGACGGCAACACGATGTCGCCTTGGGATTTTGTGCCTCAGCCTTATGAGTGGGTGCGTTTGGAGAGAAAGCGGGCAGAAATCCGAGACGCCATGGTGTTGGCTTTCTATCAGAAATCTGCAATCGACAGGAGCGCGGTGATCAGCTCCATCGTGGAGGACGGATTTTCTGAGGACGAGGCGGAAACCATGCTCCGGGAAATGTTCCCGAAGTGGAAGGTAGCGAAATAGCTTGTCAACTATTGGAAAACTCGTTATTGCAGTGGACGCCGATACTGGCGCAGCAACAGCCAAGTTCGTTGACCTCGGGGATGGGGCCGAGCGGTCAGGTAAGAAAATACAGGGTGCGTTCAACGGCATAGATACCTCGGAAGCACGCGGGGGCATGATGCTGTTTGACGATCTTGTGGGCGTCAAACTCCCTCGTCACGTCACCTCTTTCATATCCTCCCTTGGCCCGGTCGCCGCTGCTATGGAACTGGCCTTCCCGTTCCTCGCTATTGCAGTTGCAGCCTCCGTCCTGATTGAGCACCTCACCAAACTAAAAGAGACGGCTGAGAAGCTCGATACTGACACGGCAAAATTTGAAGTCACTATAAACAGCACCTTCACCAGTCTGGATGACAAGCTTCTCCAAGCGCAGATTAAGGCGGATGAGCTGAACCGTGACCATTTAGGTGCGCTGGCTAAACAACTCACACTGATCGACCACGCGAGCATGAAAGAACTCATGCAGACTTTCGACAACTTGTCGAAGGCAGTGGACGCGGTGTTCGCGGACATGAAGTCCCACTGGTACAACATCAGTTTGGGCTCCGAAGGAGCGCAACACGCACTCGACGACTTCAAGAAGAAGTACGACCTGCTCCTCTCCGAAGGCAAGGGCAAGGATGCTGGCGACCTTTTGGCGGGTACGCTTGAGAGTGCCAAGAAAGCTAAGCAGGAACTTGAAGAGATTAAGAAATTCTACGCTGCCGACACTCCGAAGTCGGACAAAACCTATGCGGAGTTCGAGAAGGTCGAAGGGCTGAAGACCAAGTACCGGGCGCAAACCTATCAGGGGACTATGGACCAGATTGAAGCCCAGAACAGGCTTCTTGAAGTTCTGAATGCCACGGTGGAAGCAGATAAAACCCATGCCGCTATCGTGGCCCAGGAGAGGGACAACGCAAAGCAGGAAACCAGCAACAAGCTGGGCAACGAGAATTTTCGGCGGATGAAAGAGGAAGAGAGGCAGCAGAGCGAAGAAGATCGTCGTCGCGAGGAAGTCTACCGCGAAGCAGTAAAGCGAATTCAGGACAACGAAAAAGACAAGATTGCCGCCACCAAAGAAGGGTCTGCGCAGCGGCTTGCCGCGATTGATGCGGCCATCACTGAAGAGAACCACAAGGGCCTCCAGGAAACGGAATACTACAAGGAGCTGGGCCGCCAGCGCATTGAACTCATCCGTCACATGGCTGACGAAGAAGCCCGTGTCCGTCAGGAGGCGGGAAAGATTGCCGCTGAGCATGACACGAAGATGGCTGACTTGAATGCGGCTGCGGAGTTGGAGCAAATCAGGCATCGTCAGGCGATGCGCAGGAAGGCCGACCAGGAAGATATTGATGCTGCAATCGCAGTTGAAAACAAAGAATACGACATTAAGCAGAAGGCATATCAAAAACAAATAGCGGCCCTTGATAAGAACGACAAGGACTACCAGAACAAGTTAAAGGCCCTCCAGAACAAAGAGGAAGAACTCACTCAACAGCACGAGAACAAAATTACCGACATAAAGGACAAGGGTGAAGAGGAGCGTAATAAAAGGATCCTGGCAGCTGAGCGCAAGTTTGAGGATTCACTTGCTCAGGGTCTAACCAGTGTGCTGATGCGACAGGAATCCTTTAGCAAGATGATGCTGGACCTCGGCGACCAGGTAGTGGCCGGCATGTTGAAGAACGCGCTCATGTCCATGATGACTGCGGATATGACCAAGGAAAAGGACGCTGCTCACGCTGCCCGCAAAGGATACAACGCGGGTATGGATTTTCCGTTCCCCATCAATATCGTGATGGCCCCTTTGCTTGGGGCAAGCGCATTCGCTGCGGTCATGGCTTTCAACCGGGGTGGACTGGTTCCCGGCTCGGGCAATAGTGACATCATCCCTGCCATGCTCACCCCTGGAGAGCGTGTTCTAACGGTTGAGGAAAACCGAATGCTGTCTCAGAGCAACAGTGGCTCGAACGGGATGGCACAGAACGTCACCTACGCTCCTGTGGTTCACGTTCCACCGGGCGGCTCGGCAAAAGAGTTCGAGAAGTTTATTGATGGACATTTTGACCGCTGGACTCGCAGCCAGTCGCGCAAGAAAGGAATTCGGTTTAGCAACTAATGGCGAATATCACTATCAGTCCGGCATGGAACATGGTCAAGACGACGCGCTTCAATACTATTGCCCAAGAAACTGCTGCTCAGCAAGCGAACGTATATGTATCCACGATGCAGACGCCGGTATGGGATTTCAAGCTCAGCATTCCTTACCTCAGCGGGCGCATTGACGACCCGACATCCACTATCGCATTGCTGCTCGGCTTGTTCGTAAATGCCAAAGGACGTGCAGGGACGTTCACTTTTTTCGATGACAGAGACCACGCGGTGACAAATTATCAATTTGGGACTGGCGACGGTTCGTCCGAGGTCTTTCAGCTTACACGGCCAATCGGAGGCAGCTTCGAGTGGGTTCAGAACGTGGTTGGCACCCCAACGATCTTCATTAATGGCACTCCAACCAGTGCTTACACCATTGATGATAAGGGCATCGTCACTTTTAACACTGCTCCCGCTAATGCTGCGGTACTGAGCTGGTCTGGGGACTTTCAATTTCTATTACGTATGAAGGACGACAGCCTGCAAGACCTGACTATGTTTTTCGAGAACGCTTGGACCATATCTACTCTCGCCTTCGAATCGGTGGTGCGCTAAATGTCTGACCTAACACTGCTCGATAGATACGAGGCTGATTTGTTCACTTTGACTTTACCGACTGGCACAGTGATCCGTATGACAAATCACCAGCAAGACCTTAAGGTGAGCGGCAACACTTACTATTCGACGAAGTATGGCAAATGGCAAAGAGACTCAATCACATCGGAACTCAACACAGTCACCGAGATTGATTTATCGCTTACGGCAAGCACGGATATTTTATTTCCCGGCACCAGCAAGCCCATGCTTTGGGTGTCCAAGCTGTTCGCTCGTTCAACGGTGCAGATCGTTACAGCATCTCTTGCTCTGCCCACGACACAAGCACCACTGGACGCTCCAGCCGCAGTTGTGGCTTCGAAAACCGTCTTTATTGGCCAGATCACTATCCCTTCTTTGACGAGCACCCAAGCGACATTCAAGTGCTCGGACTTCGGCTATCTTGGCCTCAAGCCCTGGCCTTTGCGGGTTATCCAAGCCGGATGCCCTTACACCCTGTTTGACCGTGGCTGCACTTTGTCACCAAGCAGCTTCGCTGTCAGCTGCACCGTGGCGTCAGGCAGTACCCAAACAAACATTGTGGTCAGTTCTGCACTCGGCTCAGTTGGCACAGACACGCTGCCTTATTCGCGGGGATATATCGTGCCGACATCGGGCGAAGCAACAGGCTGGAAAATCACAGTCAATAAACAGATCGATTCAACACACCTTGAGCTGGCACCGTTCGAGCTGTCTATCGCGATTGGGAACACGTTCACGTTGCATCCCGGCTGTGATGGCTTACAGGCTACGTGCGAGTTCAAATTTGGCAATAAAACTAACTTCGGGGGGCTGCCCAATGTTCCAGGGCCACCGAGCGCAATAAACGCAACAGGCAGTTAATCATGGCATTGCGAAAAGAAATTTCAGATCTAATTATCGAAGAAGCTAAGTCCTGGGTTGGCACGAAGTACCACGACCACGCACGCATCAAAGGTGCTGGTGTGGACTGCGCGCAACTTTTAGTCGGCGTTTTCGAAGGTACCGGGCTGGCACCAGAGGTTCCCGTGCCGAATGGCTACAGCACAGTGGTGCCGAACGGAAGTGAGTATATCGACACCATTCTCCTTTACTGCGACGAAATCGCAGAAGTTGAGGCTGCACCGGGCGACATTGTTGTTTATCAAACTTCCCACGGTTGGATGCACTCGGCAATTATTGTGAGTTGGCCCTGCCATGTAATTCATGCCACGGAAAAACGCGGTGTGATTTCCTCGCATGGCAGCGAAGATTTTTTGCGCAGGAAGCCTCGCAGGTTTTTCAGGCTGAAGGATAGGGGCTAAATATGTCCATGCTCTTTGGGAAGAAAACGGCAAAGACGCCTCAAGCTGACACGCAAATCTTGAACGGGGTACGTGTCAACTCTTCTACTTACGGGAATGTTATCCCCGTCATCGTTGGCCCTAATCCCTTGCCCATGTCCCTCATTGGGTTGTGGGACTTCCTCAGAACGACACACACCACACCGGGACAGAAAGTTGGAAAAGGAATTGGCGGAAGCGGCACTACACCATCCACAACTTCTTACACTTACAGCACGGCATTCCAAGCCCTGCTAGGCTTCGGCCCAATTGATCACATCGATGCAGTCTGGAATTCCGCAGGCAAAATTCCTGTGCAGCAAGTATCCACCGACTTCGTAGTACCTGGGGGTGGTGGACACAAAGACATCAATGATGGTGGGTATCAAGGCGACAAAGGTGTAGGACACCATGTTTCGTACAGCCAACTGGTTGACGACTTCGGCTCTGATGGCAGCACGACGCTATCAGGCACATACCAGCAGCCGTTCGTTTCAGGAGCTGTCACTTCTACAGGCGTATATACAGTTACGTTCCCTTCGCCCGGAGTGACGCGCTATAGCTTCGATTCCACGGACGCGGGCAAGATAGTCACAATCAATTATTCCACCAACTTCGCCCGAGTGGATTTGACGAGGGAAATCGTTATCCCGCTCGGAGGGGCTTACACGGTCGATGACCCGTCCAATTATGTCGGCTTCAGCCTTGTTAGGTACGCGGCAACCGGCAATGGTTTCTTTGGCCCCGGCGATCACTCTGTGGCAGGGCACTATTCAGCAGATAATTCAGGCAATTTCCAGTTTGCGACCGCTGATGTTGGACAGACAGTCATCATTACATATCAGAGCAAAGACCCCAACAGTGATGCGGCCACAACCCTCAATTGGAGTTTGATTCAGGGGACATCTTCCCAATCACCGTGGTCTTACCTTACGGACAAGCACCCAACCGCAGCCCTGGCGCACCCGAATCTCGCAACCGTGCAGTCCGCAGATTTGGAGCTTGGTTCTTCTGCTTCCATGCCGCAGCTCAGTTTCGAAGGAGTTGCGACGAAGTACATGGCAGGAGCGGGTATCGCGGGAGCAAACCCAGCAGACCTCATCGCAGCGATCCTCACTGACCCCGATTGGGGCATCGAGTTTGATCCGTCACTATTGGGAAATTGGTCGAACGCTCGCGCTTTCTGGCAAGCAAATGGATTTTTCGTCAGCTTGCTCCAAGATACGCAGTCTTCGGCTTGGGCTGTGATCGACCAGGTTCTCGAAGCTGGACAAGGCGTCCGTTTCTGGAATGATGGCAAGCTGCAAATCGCTGTGTATGGTGACACCTCAGCGGCTGGCAACGGAGCAATCTTTGAACCGGACACCCAGCCCGTCGTGGAGTTCGATCTCTCGGACATGATTCCTGGTGGGCAGGCGAGTGAGCCTGTCAAGGTCGAAACTGAGGCAGAGAACAATATCTTTAACCGCGTAAAAGTGGAATTCCTAAACTCAGTGAACGACTACAACACGGAGGTCATACAAGAGGACGACCCAGGTGCCATCCAGAACTTCGGCATCAACGAAGAGAGTGCGCAGTCTTGGCACTTCATCCGCTCCGTGGAAGTTGCGCAATTAGCAGCGAATCTCCGGCTCAAGCGCATGACGAATATCCGCGATAAGTTCACCATGACGGTCACCACGCGGTATCGTTCGCTGCTCGTGCCGATGAAGTTAATCACCGCGACTTGGGACGTGATGGGCTGGAAACAGAAACCCTTACGCATACTTTCCATTGACGACAGTCACTCGGGTCTTGCTTTGACGCTGGAAGAGTTCCCCTACGGTGTTTCAAAGCCGACACTCTATCCGAAGATGACACCGCAGGCGATCAATGCAAACCCGGCTCTGAAGAATCCGGGGGACACAGACATTGTGGCACTGGAAATCCCTGACCTGATGAACGGTTTCGCAGGGCGCACAGTGCGCATCTACGCAAACCCGCAGATTCCCGACAACTGGGGTGGTTGTGAAGTTTTCACGTCCGATGACGATTCTTTCTATGTTCCACGCGGACAAATCATTGCTCCAGTGGTTTTCGGGACACTGACGTCAACCTTGAATGTTGGCACAGGCGACCCGGATACGCAGTCGATCACAATGACGGTTTCCAACGGGCTACAGTTGGCGCAGCCACCAACATCCGATTTTGACAACAAGCTGAGTCTACTCGCGATTATCGATGTTGCAGGCACGGTCGAGATTGTAGCTTTCAAGAATGTTGCTCTTACCGGGGTTGGAGTTTACACACTGGATCATTTCCATCGCGGTCTGTTCGGCACGGCACGGGCATCGCACGTCTCGGGTGCAACTATCGTTGAGATGGGAGAGAGCTTTGTTGAGTACACCTATCCCGCAAGCCGGGACGGAAGCGATCTCTATGTTAAGGCTGCATCATTCAACAAGATGCAGGGACGCCTGCAAGATTTAGGTGATTTGACTTCGTCATCTCTCGTGCTGACTGGCGATTTCCCCGGTTTCTACGACAAGGCAGCCGGAACGCTGTCCATGGGTAAAACCATTGACGATACTGTGAGCGGACGTCTCGCCCGAACCGCAGCGCATAGCACCTATCGTCCGACAACCAACCCGTTAACAGGGCATGACGCGGGTGCAAGCGCAACTGTCAACATTGCGGCTTTCCACATGCGGGTACCTGGGTTCTCCGACATTAGTTTGAACAGTGGCTCTATTACGAATCTGTCTTACGACACGCTCTACTACATCTATTACAGCGACCTGTCCCTTGCGGGAGGCGCGGTTACGCACCTCGCCACAACGACAAAAGAAACGGCGATCACAAGCGGCTCCTCTTTCTTTGTTGGTTCAATCCAGACTCCAAAGGCAGGTGCATTCGACACGAAAGGTTTCGGGGACGGCGGAGCAGGAGCACACACTGGAATGATTTCGCGCTTCCGGTTTGTAACAGAAAGCGTGGTCGGTTCGCCGTCAAGCCCGGATAACGCCAACGATGGTGACCCGAGCACGAAAGCAACACTGACCTGCACTGGCACAGGAAGCCTCAATGCCGAGCAGATTACATTGCAACAGGTGTCTGCCTTTACGCGGAGCTACTCTGCGTTGACCATGAATATTATCTGGGCGGTACCGACGAACAGTTTGAACGGCCCCGGCGTACGTGTGACTGTTGATTTTGTGGGTGCAGGGACAACCCTTTCCACAATCACCGTTAACGCGGGCACAACGAGGGCTTTGGGACTAAGTTCGGTTGCCGTCCCAGTCAGCTCCAACCCAAACGACTACGAAATCAATATTCAAGCCTTCGCAGGCACAGGGGATAGCAGCGGCACCTTGCATGTGGATGTTTACGACTGCTGGGTAGAGGCCACGGAGTAACGATATGCACACAACAGAAATCATCAAACACGAACAGCCAAATGACGAATGTATCGCGGTCACAATCCGCTGCTGTGGTGACCCCAAGACTGACAGCACGACTACGATCAATGCTGCGCACACGTTGACCTTGGAGCAGATTGAAACCGAAGTTGAAAAGTACCACGACCGGATTGCCCAGAAACACGAGAGTATGACGGCTGGACGCAAACACTTGGACGGGCTGAAGGGCCGGGTCAAGCAGCACCTGGAGAAATGAGACTTTCGGACTCTATGGTAGGGGCGCTATGGATAGTTTGACTTTTGACACAGCCGGCATAGTAAGCACGCCGTGGCGTGGGCCGTGGGACAGTACAACCACATACACGCAATTTGACAGCGTCTCTTACAACGGCTCGGCATGGTTGGCCGTTGCGTCCAGCACGAATGTTACGCCTGGAACAGACAGCACAAAGTGGAATTTGCTTGCGTCTAAGGGCGATATTGACCCCACGTTGGAACTGTCCGTGTTTGTCCCCGGTTTGTTCAACAGCAGCCAGGAGCTTATCGCGATAAATGTGGTGAGGGCGTTTACGCTCCCGATTCATCTCACTGGCTCGGTTGGCACTTTGAGGGTTGCTCCTGCTGACAGCGGCATGGTGTTCACGCTCAAGAAGAATGGCTCCTCGATTGGGACGATAACTTTTGCCCAAGGTGGAACTTCCAGCACTGTGGCAATGGCTTCAGCGCAAAGTTTCGCTATCAATGATGTGTTTTCAATTTTCGCCCAATCAGCGCAAGACTCAGCCGCTGCCGGGTTTGCGGTTTCATTGCTGGGCACCAAAACCTAAGGAGACATAAAATATGTCCGTAACATCAGCACTCTGCACGTCATACAAGAAAGAACTGCTCAGCGGTGTCCATCTTTCCTCAGACACCTACAAAATCCTCTTGCTCAAAGTCGGGGCCACAGGCACCTACGATGCCGCTGTGACGAACGTTGGCACACCGGGTACAGGCTCCCCTACTACGGCTAACGTCGGCACAGACGAAGCCTCTGGCACAGGGTACACGACTGGTGGTGTCGCAATGAGCGGATTTACTACCAGCTCATCTGGAACTACCGCGTGGATCGACTGGACGACTGACCCATCTTGGGCGGCTTCCTCGATTTCAGCGATTGGGGCCGTGATTTATAACAGCACCCAAGGCAATAAGGCAGTGGCTGTAATCAGCTTTGGTGGAACGATCACTGACACGTCCGGAACTTTCACCATCACCCTGCCGACTGCTGACGCATCCAATGCGATCATCCGTCTCGCCTAATTGAGTTTTTGGTGCCTCTTGGGGGACGAGCGTTAACTGCGTTCGTCCCCTTTTTGATAAAGGAATGGGCGCATGTCTCTGACACAGGGGCCAAATTTCCCGACAGCAGCTACCGGCTCTACCAACACGATTGGTGGCGGCACTGTTGCGTGGACAAACCCGACAAATATCGAAGCGAACGACGGAAGCACTGCTACTTGTCTTCCTGGCGTCGCGATCACGGACGATCTCCGTGGCGGCGTATTCAATTTCAGCATCCCTTCGACTGCCACAATTGTCGGCATCACGCTCGAAGTAAATGGCAATGCATTTGTAAATGGCATCGAAGCGTTTCACACTGTAGTGATGGAAGGTGGTGGAGGAGCAAGTGCCAATAGGGCTGCTGGTGCGCTTGCGAATACCGCGAGCACTTTTACCTTTGGTGGGCCTACTGACCTTTGGGGGACTACATGGACTCCAGCGCAGGTCAATGCCGGGAGCTTCGTAGGGAACATTTCTTTCCAATCCACAGCAGGCGGCCCTGGGACAGTTAGCGTGGACTGGATGCGCGTCACCGTAAACTACAACGCTGATGCAAACGTCAATGCCACTGGAGTTTCAGCAACAGGTTCCATCGGAACGGCGGCAGCATCTGGCACTGCTGTCAAAGCAGTCACTGGAGTTAGCGCAACAGGAGCAGTCGGCACGGTCGTGCCCGCTATTTCAAAGACCGTTGTCGGCTTCTCCTCGACTGCAAGCCTGGGTACTGCGACCTTCACTGGTACCGCTACGGTTGCAGTAACAGGTGTCAGTTCCACCACACATTTAGGTTCGGCCATCGCGACAATATCCGTGCCTGTGTCGGGCGTCAGCGCGTCAGGATCAATCGGAAGCGTCACCACAAACGGCACGGCTAACATCAATGTTGTTGGACTGGCTTCTACTGCTTCCCTTGGCTTTGTGAGAATCGACGCCGTGGTCAGCGTATCAGGTCTGCACGCCACGGCCTCACTTGGACAAGTCACCGACAAGCTATTCGCAGTCCCATCGGGAGTTTCCAGCATCACACACTTGGGCACCGTCAGCGTGGAAGTCCGCAGCCGCATGCCCGTGGTGGTTTGGATAAATTGAAGAAAAGCTATCGCCGGGTCACCTGATTGGTGGTGTCAGGAATAGATGCGATTACTGGATGTCTTAACCCGGTGTTGTGAACCGTCCAGAAACCTTCAACGCCGGATATTGCGAGAGGCAGAATGCGCTCCAGCTTGTGATGGTTCGTCCGATGCAGCAGATACATTCCGCCAACCACTGCTGCTTGCGCTCCTCCAAAGTACAGCGCAGTTTTCGCATTTGACCGAACGAACGGGCGAGCAACCGGGTTGATTTCGCTGAAGCCGTCTGCGTTGTTCTGGCGAGTCGTCCAACCGTCAGACGCGATTGCAGCCGAGCTAAGAGCCATGAGGCTGACGTTAGTCTTATCGAAGAAGTGATGCTCGGCTTTTGGTTTGGGTGCATCGGGTAGCTGAGCCACAGCAAGCATGGGTGCCAGGGCCAAAATCATTACGGCCAGTTGTTTCATAACTCTCCTTACTTAGAAAGTCAAAGCAGCAACTCTCAAGTACAAGAGTTATGTCCCACTCGAATAAGTTCGACACGAACTTTATGGAGCTTTCTCTTCTATCAGCTACGGTGATAACAGCTGAGTTTCCTAACTACGCGACCTCTTAATAGAGGCTGCTTCCCGCTATGAACGTTGACACTGTTACTGTCCTGGCCGTCGCGTCAGGTGTTATCCACTCTGGAGCCATTGGCTGGCTCACACGCCAAGCAGCCATCATTTCTAAACGCAACGCTGACGTTGCTGCTCTGAAAGTCAGCAATGGCGAGCTGTCGAAACGAGTAAACCAGTTGGAGAAAGATTACCTGCTCCACAACTCGATCATTGAGGATGTCCGCCACAAACTCAACAAGCTGGATAAGCTGGACGAGTTGTGCATCACGGTGAAATACATCAAGGAGCAAATGTCGAGCTTTGTCACCCGCGTGGAGTTCGACGCCAGGGTGGGTGCGGTGGAGAAGTTCGTGGAGAAGCAGTAATGCTGCTCGACAAAATCTTTGCCAAACTCACGGGCCGGACAACTTCCTTCCTGATTGCTTTCTTCATCGGCGGCCACGTGTTTCACATTCTCGGAAAGCTGGATGGCAACTACGTTGCTTTCATGACAGCGTTCATGGCCATCGTGGTTGGCCACTCGGTCAAAGAGGATTACTTCGCTGCCAAGGCTCCCGCTGACCCAATTCCTGCAACCGACGATGCTGCCAAGGGCTGAGGCCTTCCGGCTATGATTCTGCACGATGCCTGGGACTTAACAGCCCTATCCCACACGATCTACACCTAATAAAGTTCGTGAAATTTGTTACCACTCGGGACATAACTCCTGTGTCTGAACCAGCGGCTGAAGTCGCTCGAAGACAAAAAGGAGACAGAAGAAAATGACGAAGGCAATGGAAACTTACATCAAGCAGATCGAGAAGAAGTATGCGAAGAAACCCCGCGTGGCGTGGTTGCATAAATGGGTGCTGGAAGCGTTTGCCGGGTACACCTCACTGGCCAGCTACAAGAAGGCTCTGAAGGCAAAGGGATTGAGCAAGCACACCGTGTACGCTCGTGTGAGCGTGGTCAGGAGATACCTCAAGGCGGTTGGAAAGTTCCCGAAGATCGTCAAAACGGCAGCGTCGGTCGCAACCCGGAGGGCCGCATGACAACGAACAAAACTCGGGAACGTCCCATTGGATTGGACAAGCACGGCAAGAATTTATACCGTGGTTCACTGTGTCGCTTTTGGCGGCAAGGTTGCGAGCACCAAGAGCGCATAGCTAAAGTCAAACGGAATGGATACCTTGAGATGGACGGCTCTCAGCATTGGTGGATGAAGCCGGAGGAGCTAGAAGCCATATAAAAAGCCACTCCGCCTTCTTTTTCTATTGGGCCACTCCCGCAAGAGTGGCCCTAAATTTTTGCACCGCTGCACCAATGTTCGCTCGATGCTCCGGTGTCAATTTCTTACCGAGTCTGGCCGCTTGGTTTTTCTCAACACGCTCAGGAGGATGCTTGACGCCAGTGAGGCTCGCTCTGATCTTGGCTCTCTTCTCAACGGAACACGACTGGCACGCCAAACTTGTTACCCATCCTTGAGGCACTGTTCTTTTGCTGAGCCGCAGGTGTGGGCCATTGCAATGGGTGGGCAAAGGGACATATCCAAAGATAAGTTACCGACATTAATGATTTCTAAATTAGATCAGCTGAGATAAATCTTGCTTTTCTGCGCACATCCGGCACGTACGGGTGTATATTCTTCCCGTTCTTGAACTGGGCAGTTCCGACAAGCTGCAGAAAAGAACGGTGTCATGGCTAAACTCTCTGGTGCCGCAAAAGCAACGATTTGGGTTGCAGCGATATCCGCATTAGCCGGGATCGCAGTACCCGTGATCAATCATATTCTCTCTAAAAAACAAATCGAAACCGCTGCACCCACAGTTAGTTTTTCTAATTGGGCGACTAGGACTGGGCATCATGCCAAGAAGGTTAGGACATTCGGTAGCGGTAGCTTTGATTTGGTAGTTTCACCTTCCAAAACCCCGGTATCCCTCGAAATTTGTATCAATCAGAGGGCCACCAACAAGCGTGCCTGTTCGCGACAGCCAGAACCACATGAATCAGGCCCTGTAACATTTGAAGTAATTGCGAACGATGACTGGCATTTGACTAGAGGCGGTCCAGTAACGTTTATTGCGTGTGCATTCAGAAACGAGCAAAGAGACTCAATGATCGGCTGCAGTGACCCGCATGATGAGCCTGCTCATCAGCCCAAAGACCCTAGCAAAAAAGCAGATGAAGATGATGATTAAGCCTGTGTTTCATAAAGACTCCAGACAGCCCCTTAAATCTTAGCCTTCGAAAACACCGAGTTCAACTGCTGCTGCACCTTGTCCTTCTGCGCACCTTTCAAATAGCGCATCACCGATTTCAAGTCCGTGTGTCCTGTCTGGGACATCAGCGTGACCAAGCTCATTCCGCTCTCCAGTGCCCATGTGCAGTAAGTGGCACGGAAACGGTGGAGCCTCCAACCTTCTGGATCGAACCCGGCCTTCTCCGCGTACTTCTTCACGGCCTCCAGCCAGTGATTGTCCGGCTTGTCGTTTGAAGTACCAAACACGAACCGTGTCTTCGGGTTCTGTTCCCGCCACGCCTTGAGTTTCACGCAGAGGTCGTCCACGAGGCTGACCGTCCTGCCCTTCCGCTTCTTAGGCCGGAAGCCCAACTCCACTTTCTCGCCTATGCGGAACGTCTTGGCGTCCAAGTTCACGTCCTTCCACTCCAAGTGGTTCAGTTCCCGGTAGCGCATCCCGGTCTTGAGCAGCGTCTCAAACACCAGCCTGTAATAAGGATCGTCCACCACCTTGAAGAACGCTCCCATTTCCTCTTGGGTGTACGGCTCCGGCTCCTCAGTGGTAAAGGTGGGTTGCTGTCTCTTCGGCACCAGTTTCTTCAGGTCAACTCCGGCTGCACGAAGCACCGTTCCCAAAGCCACATAGCGGTTGTAAACAGTCCTGTCCGACAGGCCTTGCTTACGGCAGGCATTGACGAAGCGCAGCACGTCGGTCACGGTGATCTCTTCCGGAAAGGTGGGAGTCACCTTTAGGAAAGTTTCAATCACAGCGTTGTACAGAGCCAGTCCGTCCGCAGAGGGAGTTGTCAGTTTTAAGTCCACCAAGAACTGGTCGGTGAAGTCCTGTACCGTCCGACGCTCCGGCTTCGCGAAGTTCGGCAGCGGAGTTCCGTCCATACGCGAGACCAGGGCAGCCTCTTTGCGGGTACGCTCGTTTATAGCGTCGCTCAGACTTGCGCCTGAGACCTTCTGCCACTTCTTCCGACCAGCCTCATACCACGAAAGGTACCAGCGGCTCGGGGTGTCTGGTGACACAGTCAGCCGCTTCCCCTTCACCTTTACTAACTCGGGGCTTACGCGGCCTTTCGCGTCCACGACCGGGACGCACATCCGCCACGAGCCTTCAAGTTTTACCGAGCGCAGTAGCGCGACTCGCCTGTTTCCGTATCGTGCCATCCAATCTCCTCCTAGATCCCTAGTACCGGGAAGGAGAGAGATTCTGTCTGAAAAAAGTCAAAAAGACAGTAAAACGGCTGGTTGCAACTGGTTGCTAGGGAGCCGGTAAACGGCTCTAGGAGTGGGTCTTAAAAAATATCTGGAAAATTTCTGGTGCCGAAGAAGGGACTCGAACCCCCACACCCTTGCGAGTACATGGACCTGAACCATGCGCGTCTGCCAATTCCGCCACTTCGGCATTGAATGAGGCGCCAGACAAACACCGGCGCTTG